ATTTGGAGGGATGTTACAGAAATGAGAACAGACGTTAAAATGTTATTGGCTCAGTCTAATGTAGATAAGACTGAAATTCAACAACTTAAACGTGATGTACAAATGCTTGATCATCAAGTATTTAAAATACCTGTATCTGTAGCAATGAATGATCAAGAAACAAAATCTAAAGATTATTTATATGCTGATAGGTATTTTAAACATGAAGAAATTTTTGATATAACTAAATATATACCCAAAATAGATTAACAATGGCACAGTATCCTCAAGGAATATTCCAAAGTCTTCAATGGCTTTTAAAGAAAGTTAAAACACTTTTCTTTACAACTAGACCAATATATGGGTCTTTTTACCATACTGTTCAACAAACAGCTGCCGTTATAAATACAGCATATCCAATGCAATTTGGAACTACAGATGTATCCAATGGTATAAGTGTTGTAACTAATGGTACAGGTCTTAGTAGAATCACTGTAGATACCACTGCAAAATATCTTATTACAGTATCTGCTCAAGTATGGGAAAATACAGTAACAACAGCTCAAACAGTAGATATTTGGCTTAGAGTGAATGGTGTTAATATTGCTAACTCAAATAGAAAAGTTGAAGTGCAAGGTGTTGTAAACTTTGTATTGTTTACTAACACATGGACTGTAAATATTCCAGCTAATCAATATGTAGAAATTATGTGGGCTACTAACTCAACAGCTGTTGAATTAAGATATGATGCTATTAGTGCTCCTCATACAGCTACTCCATCTACTATGGCTACTATTCATAAAATAAGTAACTAATATGACAGCTAAAATTAGAGATATTAAAAAGAGAAAATTATCTCATCATAAGACTACATTTAGTATGAAGTCTTACTGGGCTCCTACTCCTAAGAAAGTTAGAAAAATAGGTGATAGCTTACTTGGTATATTTTCTATTACATCCATGTCATCAATGTTTATGGATAATAAGACTTTAGCTATTATCTCACTTATAGTGGGTGTAATAGGTAAAGTGTTGACTAACTTTTTTTCAGAGGAACCTGTTTACATACAAGAAGGAGAAAAAAACTATGAATAGTGAATTCTTAAAAAAGAACTTTATAAACATTGTTGTACTTACATTACTAATAATAGTGCTTTTACAAACTTGTAACAAGCATGATAAAGTTGTGGATGGTCCTAAAATCATTAGAGATACTACTTGGGTTATTAAAGATTCTACAATTAACAGCAAACCTCAGATTTTTAAGACTGAAGCTTATGGTATTCCTATTGATCGATGGAACACTGAATATCTTCCGGATACTAATTATGATAAGCTTATAAAACAATATGAACTTTTAGTTAGAGAACTTTTAGCTAAGAATATATCATCTGATAGTATCAAAATAGATTCAATAGGTCATGTTTATATTATAGATACTGTAAGTAAAAATATGATTACAGGAAGAAGTACTCATTATAATCTTAAATATCCAATTATAACTAATACTGTAATAGTTCCTGAAAAAAAGAAATTGCAGATTTATGTAGGTGGAGGATTGCAAGGACAAAAGGATGAACTAATAAATCAAATAAATGCTGGTCTTTTATTAAAGACTAAAAAAGATCAAATATATGGAGGTTATTTCGGGATTAACCCTTCCGGTCAATTTCAATTTGGAATACAAACTTATTGGAAGATAAAACTACATAAATGATAAGAATTAATAACGATTGTATAGACTTAATTAAATCTTTTGAAGGTTTATTTTTAAGTGCTTATCATGGTAAAAAAGATAAACCAGGAATAGATACAATAGGATATGGTACAATCAAGTATCCTCCTACATATCTTGGTGGTAAAATGGTAAAGCTTGGTGATCCTAATATAACAGAGGCTCAAGCTTTTGAATTTCTTAAATGGGAGGTTGAAAAAATGTTACCTCAAATTGATTTACTTGTAAGAGATGATTTAACTGTTAATCAGTTTAATGCTCTTACTAGCTTTTGTTATAATCTTGGTACTGGAGCATTAAAAATGTCTAATCTTAGAAAAAAGATAAATGTTACTCCTAATGATCCAGGTATAAGAGCTGAATTTATGAAATGGACATGTTCTAATGGAGAATGTGGTATTAAAGGTCTTATTAGACGTAGAAAAGCTGAAGCTGATTTATACTTTAAATAAGCATAAATGAAAAAAAATTTAATTATACTGGCAGTATTATCACTAATATACTTACTGGCAGGATGCATCTAATAAATATTTAAACAATGGCAAAAGGTAAATCACTAGGAGATACTAGAAAAGTAAGTTTTGGTAAAAGGAAAAAAGGTAATGCTAAAAAAGCATTTAATAAACATACTCCTAGACCAAAGGCATACGTAGGACAAGGACGTTAACCCTCTATATACATCCTATCCTGTAGAACTACCCTCTCTGCTACAGGATGAAAAAGTAAGGGCCCTACACTATATAGGGCCCTCATTTTTTTTATATTATTTCACCGTGTTCATTCACTTTACTTATTGACTGACCATTAAAGACTACAGCTTGACCTTTGTTAGCATATTCCTTAATAACTTCAGTATTGAAATAATTGAACCTAGCTCCTTCTACACCAATAAAGAAAGCTTTATCAGAATAAATGGAACAGCTATCTTCTGCATCTGTAATAACTAATGCATTAACACCATTCTTTTCTATACTTCTAATAGCTTCATCAATAGTAGTACCACCTCCACAATCTAGCATAGATATAGATATAATATCATTCTTGTATTTTTTCACTCTATTATCAAACTTGTATATGTCATTCAACATATCCATACCTTTGAGTTTAGCAGCAAATGCTTTACAGAAATCTATTTTACTTATACTTTGTCCATTACTATTTTGTGCACCACAATTAGAAGACATAGATCCTGATACATCTATATAGAGATCTATCTTACCTACTTTCTTGGTGTTCTTCACCTGCAAATCTTCAGCAAAAATCTTTCTAAGTTTAGGATGCAGGAGTTCATAATCCTCTAGACCGGCTATGTTATCACTATTGAACAAGTCTTCATACTCAGTGGTTTGATTAGAACTAAAATAACTAACAGATTTATCTAGTAGTTTCTTAATCTTTTCTTTCAAACTTCCCATAGAGAGATTGATATTCTCAAGTCTGGCTGCTATTTGTCTCATGAAGTCAGGACTAAGTTTACCTGCCATTCCTCCATCACCGTCTGGTTTATTAGCATTCTCAAACATTTGATCTTGAACATCTCCGTCCATAGCATCATCCATTTGTTTACACAATTCCTGGGCTTTCTGCATAGCATCCTCTAGCATATTCTTACCCTGTGTGCTGTCCATCATATCCTGCATAGCTTTGTCTACACCATCATTATCAAAATCAGACCCACCATTCAATCCATTCTTAATGTCTTCAGATGCATTAGGATCTACAAAATCCATAATAGTCATACGGGTGATAAAATAAGATAGGATGTTACGTGCATAAATAGCAGACTTTAGATTGCTATGTTCTGACATAATTTTACCTACAGGGTTATTAGCCCTTTCTAAGAATTTAAACTTAGTGTGGTTCTTCTCATCCCTGTCTTCAAAATCAAGCTTATCTATGGGATTATAATACATCTTGAAGATGTCTTTAGCCATATGTTTAGGAAATTTTCTATAGTTATCCTGAAACTTTTGATAGAATGCTTGTTGATCAGGTTGTTGTTTTGGATCAATCTTTTTAAAGTCAGTAGTCTTAGCAAACTTACTATAGTTTTCTTGCACTGCTTTAATATCTTTCATATGAGTGTCCATAATATTCTCAAGCCTCCATTCATCTATATAATGCATATAGGGCTTGATAAGATCTGGCTTCTTATAAAAATTTATTTTTCCAAATAAACCTTCATCATCTTTATAATAGGATTTGATTTCTCCTTTCTTTACTTTCTCAAGAATGGTGTATACATTCTTATAATTTTTAGGACTTGCCATAATTAATTGATTTAAAAATAAACCCCCTGGTGTAGAAACACCAGGGGTAAATTTAAAATATACAAAATGAAAACTAAAACGGATTTGTGTCTTCTACCATATTGTCAAACTCTTCTGATGTTTGATAGTCAGCACGAGCTGGATGGTTCTGAAGAATAAACTGCATAGTAGATTCTATTTCTTCCACTTGACCTGTATCCATTACACCTCTAGAAGCATATGTATTAATCAAGCTTTCTATCTCAGCCACTGCAAGCTCTAAGGCTTCATTGTTGCTGTGAGAATGTAACATCTCCACCTTGGACATAACAGCCTTAATCTCTGGACTCATCAATTTGTTCTGCAGCTCTGAACCGGCAGATTGACTAATCATAATTTGTGCTGTTTTTACAAGAGCTTTATCTACACTAATGTCCCATACATAAGATACAGCTTTAGTAAGCCTTGGTACAAAAGTTAGAGTACGATCTGAACTATGCTGATAGCCTACTTCCAAATACTTGTCTAATTTGTTAGAAGGTATTTCTACAGTGTCTAACTCTGCTTGATTAGGAATACCAATCTTAAAGCTCTCTCTGTAGTTACGTGCTCCTTTTGCATAATATTTAGATATATCACCTGCAGACACTCTGTTTACAGTCATCTTTAACATAAATCTGTCCCAGAACGGAGAGTCTTTCTCATCTTTAGGTATTTCATTACATGTAGCAATAAATAACTTCCATTTACATGGGATTTTATTCTTACCATTAAATAAGAACTTCTCGTTCATTACACCTAGCATTGCATTTCTAATTGCACTAGATGCTTTATCTACCTCGTTGATTATTACAATGTCAGCTTCTGCTACAGGAGCATTTACTTCATATGTATTCTGAGTGAATAACTTACCTAAGTCAGGCATACCTTTAATCTCTGATGCTTTAGTGCCCTCATCAGTTTCTAAGATGTACATTTTGTTTTGAAAATCTTCTGCAGTCATCTTACCATCCTTGTTCAACCATGCCTTAGCATATTCTATAATAGTTTTTGTTTTTGCTACACCTGGCTCACCTATTAGTAATAGTGGTAATCCTGTAGCTTCTGCTAATGCTAGCATCTTAAATACTTCTTCCTTGTTAATTAAGGAAGTTTCAATGTGACGTACTTCTTGTGTGGTTCTTTTTGTAATTGACTTGGTCTTTGCCATGTTTAGGGGTTTTGTTGTTATTGGTTGTTGTATACTTGGTTGCTGTGCAGGTGTTGTTTTTCCAGCACTAGGGTCTGGTACCCATCTCTGGACACCTGCACTATTAGCTGCTACTTTCCACCATCTTCCATCATTACCTACTGCTTGTGTACCTACAGCAAATGCTGTAGCACTATGTGATGGACTAGGTCTTAATGTTTTTGCCATGTCTATGATTGGTTGATTAAAGGTTGGCAAAGATGTCTGCAGCTGAATCCACTGTTGTTTCGTTACTGCCCACTGCCACCACTGGTTGTTCAACTGGATTGTCTGTCCTATTAGAAATGGATCCTTTGGTACTAATGGTGTTATCATTCTTAGTGTCGTCTATAATGTTAAAGATTGTAATACTAGTCTCTGCATCTTTTAATGCTGGATGTTTTCTAATAGCCATAATCTGTGGAGCTGTTGCAC